AGCTGTCTGAGGATTGATGTTGCGCTTTTTGCCAGTCCTCCGATGAGGTGTATAAGTCCTGTACCGTAAAAGCCCAGCCCGGGGAGGTACCTATAGTGGACAAAGTATTGTCGCTTTCTTTTCTTTTTATCGTCTTCATAATAATTTCTCCTGATAGATAATATAGTTTTAGAGGACTTATCTATCGTAATAACGTATGGTCTAGCTATTCCATCTTCTTCAGCAAATGGTTCTGGCATCTCCATCTCTACATGCATTTCAAGAAGAGTGTGTCTGTCGTCATCTTCTATTGTAGCTGATTCACCGTCAAGTTCGTCATACTTCTCTTGTATATCTGACATATCTGGCTCAGGATCAGGTAACTCTATATCTCTGTAAAATCCATTATCTTGCAGTTTTGCTATGTCATTTGATGATTTTTTCATGACATGTGTATATCTCTCACATGTCATAAGATCAGATGCACCATAAGAAACAACAAAGTCTTCTGCTGGTACAAACATAGCACATGGTCTTTCCATAATAGGATCATAATAAACTTTTTTAAATGCAGATCCTGCTAATGGTAACTTAAAAAGCATCTGCTCTGTTTCGTCACGATACTCTGTCATCTGCTCTGTAAGCAAATAGTTCATTTCATTTTCAACACGAGCTGCCTGCTCTGTTTTTTCAACAGACATCTTTCCAACTATCTTTGTTCTTACTGGGCCAGATGCAGGAAATATCTCGCCCATTGCTTGTGCTTGGAATCTAACTATTGATTCTGTAAGTATAGGATGAAACACACCAGATGAACCTGCCCAAGGCTGCTGTCTCTCTTCTATCTTCATACCAAGAAGATCAAGTCCCTTCACATAACTCTTTGCCCATTCACTTCTTGATTGTCTGTCTGAATTAAAACTAGATATTAATTCACTAGCCATGGACTGCAAATCAGATTCTTCTATTTCTTCTGCGAGATTTGCGTCAAATCCACCAGACATAATTTCTTCAACTTGCTCTCCTGTAAAATCAATAATCATTCCACCATCTTCAGTTTCAACTGAAACAGCCTCTGGATTTAAAACTTCAACAGTTACCTCTTCTTCTGTGGCCTCTGCTTTGGCTAAGTCCCTTGGTGTCATGATTTTTTCTACAGCCATTGGATTCTCCTATTTCATTCTTTCTAAAAGTCTATCTATTTTTTCTTCTAATCTATTTATTGCAACAGTAACATCGTCACGCTTTGCGTAGTCTTCTCTAGTTTTATTTAGCAGTATATCTATTCTTTTTACTTCTCTTGACTGATTTCCCAAGAACCATCCTCCGCCTAAAACAATAATCCCTATTAATCCATCTATGATATGCGTCATTTCCATCAATAATACTCCACAGGTCTTCTGTATTTAGGTTCTTCATCCCAATCATCCATTGTGGTTCTTATCCAACCACCTTGTCTGAATCTTAACAGCGCCTGTGTAGTTGAGTCAACCAAGTCATCATGGTCTCCTGCTGGAAATGCAGCACATTCCTCAATGACTTCTTCTGCCCATCTAGTTGGTGGACACCAAACAATACCACTAGCAAATAAATCTGTAACACTGTTAACTCTTGCTATCTTATCCTGTCCGCGGCTCGGTGTAAACTCCGTAACTGGTATTCCCATCGCTCTAAGTTCAAAAATAAGCGGTGAACCCGCTGCTTTTGCCTCTACAATCATTTGATCTGGCTCAAATTCCCAGTATTTATCATAGGCTGCTCTTTTTAATTCTGGAAACTCAAGTTTTTCTTTAAATGCATCAATCAATATTAAGTTTGGTATTTCGTTACCGTCATCATCTGGGTGGTAGAACACTCCCCATGTGGTGCATGCGCTATAATCCGCTCTTTGCGTTTTTAAGAACGCTGTGTCCCATGATTGTATTATGGCATCACAAGGTGGTAAATCTGATTTCTCCCACTCCTGCCACCATTCACGCTTGATTAAAGCCCCTTCTTCTGATGTGGGGTCCTGTTGGTACTGTGCGTTCCATTTTGACACTGGCAGTTCGGCTTTCAGCGCGTCTAATTCGGCCTGCCCCCAAAATTCAGGCCATAATGGCTTGCCTGAAGGCATAATTGCAGGTAATTCTATGACTTCCCAGTCATTTGAACCCTCTCTTTCGATAGATTTGTTGATAATTTGCCCTGTTAGGTCCCTTTTTGACCATCTTGTCATAACAATTATGATTGCTCCACCCGGTTGGAGTCTCTGACGAGGCCCAGATGTGTACCAATCGTAAACTTTGTTGTAAACTTCGGGATTATATTCTCCCATAGTAGCATCTTGCTCTGAGTGGGGGTCGTCAATTATCAAAATATCAGCACCCTTACCCGTCACTGCACCACCAACACCTATAGCGAAGTAGTCACCACGCTTATTTGTGTTCCATCTTCCTGCTGCCTTGGAGTCTGTGGATAATTCTATGCCGGGAAATATGTTTTGGAAGTCATCATTCTGTATTAAGTTACGAACTTTACGACCAAAGCCAACAGATAGCTCTGCGGTGTGTGCTGTTTGAATAACTTTTTTATCAGGATACATTCCAAGAAACCATGCTGGGAATAAATAGCTTGCAAATTCTGACTTGGTATGACGGGGTGGCATATTGATAATCAATCTTTTTAATTCACCCCGGGCCACCCGTTCAAACGCCTCCGCCATAGTCTCATGGTGCCTCCCATGTATAAAAGATGGCCACATGGCACGAACAAAAGGAAGAAACTCCTGCCTTGCTTTTTCTTTATCTCTGGTTTCTTCAATCTTTTCTACTAGATCAAGTATCTCTTTCTGCTTGTCTGCAGAAAAACTATCTAAGTTTTGATAGGCATTACTAATTAATTTTGCTAGATCACTCATTTTCATTCAATGTTGTTGCAGGTCGACTATCAACTATCTTTTGCGCCAAGTCAATCATCCACAAACATTCATCTGTATCTACTTCAGAAACAATATGTAAAGACTTGTTGCCGTCTTCATCATCAACCCAGCCAATTTTAATCTCATTATACAACTCTGGCACTTCATACTCAGAGAGATAATCTGGTTGTTTAAGTTTTCTGTGTTTATCTAGTTCTATTACGTTTTTTGACAATCCGTTTTCCCTACTAGTTATAACAATACTAGTTATAACTAGTTATTTATACTAGTATAACTAAATATATATACTAGTTATAACTAGTAGACAACCCCTTTTTATTTTTTTTTGAAAAAAATATGAATTTTTATGAGTAAAATCAACTGTAGTACGTGTGGGTAGGGCTACGGCTACACGGGTGGGTAGGACTGGGTGGGATAACAAGACTAGCGAAAATAGAAAAAGGTAGCCTAATTGTTACCTAGTAACTTTTGTAACTTATCTTTTAACTGATATTCTAATTCATCTGCAGTCATATTTATATTTTCTGATTTTATTTCTAGCTTATCTGCAAATAGTCCAACCATATGAGTTTTACCCATCAGCTCTAAAGCTCTAATCCTAGAAGCTGAATTATTATCCATGTCAGTTGCTTCTTTCTCTAGCTGTTTCATTATGAACTCAGCTTGTTTGATCCCCAACATGCGTTGATCTTCTGCTTTTTGGTGCTGAATAGCTTTTATTCTTGATATAACCTTGACATTATTAAATGTTTTAGATGCCATCTCATGAATTGACTTTTCTTTTGTATCTGGAGATACATCATATGCTTTTCTAAATGCGTCAGCTTTAGTAAATCCATCAGCTACTAATTGAGCAAATTCTAATTGTTTACTGGTTAAAGGCTGATCTTTAGCTTTTGGTATTTTTGTAATTTTAACTTTATCTGAAACTAATTTTAAATTTGGTTTTTTATTCTTATCTTTTTTACTCATGATTTATCTTCTAACTTTCCATAAATTAACCCTTAACAATTAATATCACAATAAAACCCTTACTGTAAACATGAGAACAAAACATGAAATAGTGTTTAATAGCTCATAGAAGCTCATACAAGCTCATTAATGCTTTTAGGGTATCATTAGACCTTTTTTATTGTTTCGGAGTTTTTGGCTTCAGCTCTACGTTACAGACGATACACCCCATAAAAGTTAACATTAACTATTTTTTTTAATTTTTTTTCAATAATTTATGTTTCTTAATCGTCATAGTAATAAGAACATAGTTTATTATTATTTATTATTATTTATTATTATGTGTTTGACATATATATTTATTCGTAGTAATTAAGAGTTTCATATTTTTGTTTTTTTTTAAGAGGAGCTAGAAGCTAGAAAGACAAAGGGTTAGCAACCCACGACACGAACTGAAACCCCACGATCTCCAAGTAATGCAAGGAAGTAATTAGGGCGATATCAGATAAGCAAATAGAGAGTGTCAATCGGAGATACACCGACCAAAGTTAAAGATAGAGATAGGCAATTATTAAAGTCTTTAATGTACTGTTTAGGAATGTGCATTCCTACTGATGATCTCAAAAG